ATAACATATGGTTGCTCCAAAAGGAGCCCTGTGTTTACGCTTAGAATCAACGTACGTTGTACTAAGCCGCAAGTATTGTTTCGACACTACTTGTCTGAGAGACATCCCTGGTACCGTCCAGGAATGCCTCAATTCCCTCTGCCTGATTTAGGAAGTGGGAAAATGCGCTATGATCAGTTAATGACTGACCAAGGCGTCGCGATATAATGTTCGCGAAATGGAGGACCACCTTTGTAAGGGGATCCCCCATGAGGACACCCCGGTATAACCGGACTGTCCTTATGTCGCCGTCTTCCACACGGCCGACGTCTGCTAACGGGCCGGTGCCCGTAAAGTAGACTGTTCTTGGCTGATAACAAACAGCTAAGACAATTCCTTGCAGGAGTGGTGGAATTCCACACTTCCGCATCCACTTTACCGAAATAGTTCGGGCAAAGCGGTGTACCATTCGGTCTGTTGCCTCTTGGTAATCGGTACTGCACAGATATACATCTTGCCAGTACTGGACTCTATCCACGTGATCGTGGAAAGGGTCTTCTACACGCCTTTTACGGTCTTCCGTAAATAAGGTGTCATACATCTCTTCAGAGGTAAAATCCTTGAAGAGATTCCATCCGTGATGGGATTTTCCCATCCCGGACGCTGAGCTCTTAAACCCCTTCTTGAGGGGATAGGAGCATATCTTGGAGACCGTGTCTAACACGATCTTCAATGCCGCGTGGCCCTTAGTGACCACTCGAGCTTTTGAAGGTTCCCTTACAACGGTAAGGAAAACCTTGCGGAGTTCCTCCTCCTTGGTGTGGAGGACCTCGTCTAGGCACGCGTAGAATACTGCCGTACCTATTGATTCGAAATTATCCTTTTGGACATATCGAATAACTGATCCATCCTCGAGACTTCGCTCGGGGATGGGCATTTCGTCATACTTCAACATTAAGTCGAGTATGGCTTGGGCTGTTCCGCCCTCTCGTCTGTTGGCTTCCCAACAGGCTGAGCCTGTGACTGTGACACGAGCCTTCGTGTCCAGCCCTGTAAAGATGTGGTCTGGCAATTCAGCCATCACATCATCCATAGCATTCGCATAAAGCGCGTGCTCGGTATCTGTAATCTCTGGCGGTGGGGAATCCACCGACAGTAGAAATTTCCTCTTTGATCGTAAGACGACCAAAGGGGGTGGTGTCCCAGATCCTCGAGTCTGGGATAAGGTTCCTGCAAGGTAAAGCCTTGAGAAACCTTCATGCCTGACGGCTCGGTCCCAGACCGGCCTCAGGAAGGACTGCACCCATCTTGGGGTTGAGTCCATGCTGGAAATTCCCTCCAGCGGTTCATCCAGGTGTATCACCTGTTTGAACTTCTTACGAGCCCTCTTGAGGTCCTCGTAATGAGTAACCTGCTCATCAAGTGAGTAGGCTGTTAACTCCCCATCGAAAAATTCATCGGTGAGGAGAATCGAGATGGCTTGTATTACATACAAGTCATACTTTTCCCATGTCCAGATTTCTTCTGGATATGAGAGAAACCGTTGTAGGAACAGTCCGTCAACGGTTTTTAGAAGCTCTATCAGGCGTTGAGCCCGGTAGACCTTATTGCGTGGTTCGGAGTAATCTGCGAACTTCGCTACCTCATCCTTTGACCACAAAGGATCAGGTTTTCCTCTTATGAAGAATGAGATTCTTCTAAAGAGCTGATTGGTGAAATTCTTAAAAGAGGAATCACCATAGGATTTCTTCCTACCCATTTGGACCATGTGGCCCCAATGGGTGTGATTGAAGAGTAAGTACATCTTCTCTTCATGAGATTGTATCTTGGTGAACCAAGTTACATTCTTTCGATCAGAACCGCACAAGGCGGGACTGATCTTATCCTGGAGTCGGTGGCAACCACCGGGCCAGACATTTATCTTAGGCTTTGTCCCAAGATATTGTGACGCAAATGCGTATCCTGCGAGGACCCTGAAAGGATCTTCGTAGATCTCCCGACTATCGGTTACCGATAGTTCGGGGATATCTTCCTCCGGATCGTCGGATTCCGGGGGAAGTGAAGCATTCTCGGACCAATGTTCGAGAATCTCAGAAACGGCCATGCCAGAGTTGTCTAGCGTGGCGGAAAAGAATCCATCCTCTTCGAGGAAGGGTCTTACTTCTTTCGAGAGGCGGCTACCCGCCTTTCGAAGTGTCAAACAACTTGGTATCTGCTTCAGATACAAGTTGTGGGTCCCACTAGTATAACTAGAGAGACTCGGTGGAACGATATTCGTCTTAGAACGCCTATCGTAATACAGCCTACACTCCTCTATGTGAGAGTAGGCGAAAGATGATGAGATCACATGATAGTGATCAAGAATCATTCTACCCTAGTTGCTGCC